CGCGTACTTCGCGGGGCCGGGCGGATCATAGGATGGTTCGATGCCGGTGATGAGCGCGGTCTGCGACCAGCCGTCCACGGTGAGCAGGCCGGCGTCGTCCTTGCTGCGGGATGACGCCACGGCCTTGACGTCCGCGTCGAATATTTCGCTCGCCACGTCCAGCACGTTGAGGTCGGCGCATGTGGCCTCCAATTGGACGCTTGACGCGTTGAGGGAGGCGGAGTCAATGCCGTGCGCGGCCAACTCCACCTCCCATGCGTGTGTGCGCAGGCTCTCGATGCGTTTGACCATGAGACCGGCCGGGTCGATGAGATCAACGGCCCCAGCCGAAACGGCGCGGCTTGATCCTCCGCCTCGCCGGTAGGTCATCGACTGCATGACTGTCCTCCTGTTTTAGACGAGACCAAGCCTGCGCTTCTCTTCGCGGATGGTCATGGATGGCGTGTACTTGGCGATGGTCGGCCCCAAATCACCGTGCAATGCCTGCAGGTCGGAGCGCAGGCCGCGAAGCTCCACAAGCATCGACGCGAGGTCTGCGAGCCCATTCCCGGTTTCAGGCAATGGGGCGGAGCCCTCCACACCAATGGCGGAGCGCAACGTCATCGGCTGGAATGCCGACTGTGCGGCGGCCGTGACACCCTGCATCCGCTTCGCGATGTCACGCTGCAATGCGGGGGTGGTCTTGTCAATGCCCTCGCTGATGCCGGGCGGGATGTAGCGGCCGACTTCGTCGCGGAACACGCGGGACGGCGAATGGATGCCGAGCGCTTCCTTCGCCTTATCGACCAGTCCGGAAAGCGCGCCCTTGATCTTGTCGTACAATCCGCCGATGGCACCGCTGATGCCGTTCCACAGACCACTGATGAGCTGCGAGCCGGCGTTTTTGAGCAGCGAGCCAGCTCCGGCGAACACGCCCTTGATGGCGCTCACGATGCCCGACACCAAGCCGCCGACCGCTCCGGCCGCGTTGGAAAGAATCGATTTGAAACTGTTCCAAGCTCCCGACCAGTTGCCGTTGATGAGGTTGGTGACCATGCTGATGACACCGGAAATAACGCCGACCACGCCCTGGATTACGCCTTGTATGCCGTCGATGACACCCGACACATATGGGAGCATCGCCTGCACCGCAGGCAACAACGTACCGGTGATGAATCCGATGATTGCGCTCACTACCGAGCCGACCACGCTGATGATGCTCTGGATGACCGGCATCAGCTGTTGGATGATGCCTGTGATGCCCGAGACCGCATCGGTTATGACTGGCACGAGCTGTTGGATGAGCGGCGTGATGGCGGTGACCAGCTGGCTAACGAAATCCATGACCTGCTGGATTACCGGGACGAGCGCGGAGGCGAGCTGGCTGATGACTTGGCCTATCATCGACACGATCTGCGAGGCGACCGGCAGCAGCGCGGCGATGATGTCCGCCAACGGTGGCAGCAGGCTGGACACGAGCTGGCCGATGAGCGGCATGAGCGAGCTGAGCGCGTTCATGAGCGGTTCGATGATCGTCGGGATGAGCGGTGCCAGCGACTGGAGTATGTCGCCGAACACTGGGATGAGCTCCGCGACAGAAGCGGTGATCACCGGCATGACCTGTTTGAACATGTCCTGCAGGCTTTTGCCGAACGCATCGAACGTCGGCTTCATTCCCGCGATCGTGTTCTTGAACAGGTTGAACGCGCCGGTGACCTGCGTGCCGAAGGCGTTGCGCAGTTCCGGCACCGTGGCGATGAGCGTGCCCAACGCTGCGACGACGATGCCGATGGGTCCGCCCAACGCGCTCAACGGGCCGGACAATCCGCCGAGCACCCCGCCGAGCAACGGAATCTTGGACAGCAATGGTGCGATGCCGCCTGCTCCGAGGGCCATGAATGCAGCTATCAGAGGGGCGATGGCGCTCTGCACGGGTTTGAATATCTCGCCGAGCCCGTTGAATACGCTGCCGATGGCGTTGATCGCGTTCTGGAACGGTTCAGGCAGGAGCGTCACCAGATCCGAGAACAGGCTCGGGATGGCTTTGACGACGCTCTGGGCGATGACCTTCACGCGGGGCAGGATGTTCTTCAACGCAGTGCCGATGGAGTCGGCGAGCTGCTGGCTGAGAGCGCCCATGTCGGCGTTCTCGTTGCCCAGTCCGGCGAGCCAGTTCTGCCATGCGGCCTTCATCGAGTTCACGGACCCCTCGATGGTGGTCGCCGCCTCCTTGGCGGTCGTGCCGCTGACGCCGAGGCTCTTCTGCACTCGGCTGATGGCCTCGGTCACGTCGGCGAACGAATCGATGGAAAGGTCGTTGCCTTCCTTCATCACGCCCGGCAGCTTGTTCGCGTCGGCGATGAGCCGCTGCATTTCCGTCTTGGTGCCGCCGTAGCCGAGCTTGAGGTTGTCCAGCATCGCGTAATTGCCGCGAGCAAGCGACTGATACGTCTGTTGGATGGTCTGGATGTCGGTGCCCATCTTGTTGGCGTTGTCCGACATGTCGATGATGGCCTGATTGCCCATCTCTGCGGCCTTGGCGGTGTCCCCGCCAAGCGAACTGACCAACGAGGCCGCGAAGCTCGTGACCTGGTTCATATAGTCGTTCGCGCCGACGCCGGCCGTCTTGTACGCTTCGGCCGCGTACTTCTGCACAGTGCCGGAAGCGCCCTTGAACAGGGTGTCGACGCCGCCGACCGCCTGCTCCCACGTGGCATACGCGCCCAACGCCTGCTTGCCGGTGGCCACCAGCGTGCCGCCGATGGCTGCCACACCTGCTCCGATGGCGGCGACCGCTCCCGTGGCGAGGCCCTTGATATGGGCGACCGCGTTTTGGGCGAGGTTTTTGAACGAGTTGCCTGCGCTGGAGGCGAGGTTGCCGAGCGTGCTGCCGATTGCCCCGGCGGCGGTCTGTGCTCCGGCTGGGAGTTTGGACCATACGGCTCCGGCGGCGGTGGCGATGTTGCCGAAGTAGTTCTTGGCTACGTTGGCTACCGGTGCGAGTTTCTGCCCTACTTTTCCTGCGGCATCTCCGATGGCGGAGCCGATTTTGCCGCCGAATGAGCGGATGGGTGCGGTCCAAGTAGCGACTGCCGTTTTGATGGTGTTGCCGGTTCTGCTTCCCCAGTCGCGAATCGGTTGCGTCCATGCGGTGATTGCCGCGCCGATTGGTTTGGCGATGCCTGACACGGTGGCTGCGATGCTGCCGCCCCAGCCTTTGAGGGTTTGCTGGGCGGCGCTGATGGCTCCCTTGAGTCCGGTTTGGATTTTCGCGCCGACCTGCACGGCGAAACCGCTCAATGAGGATACGGCCTTGTTCGCGAATCCGGCTATCTTGGAGCCGAGCGGTTTCCAAATGGCGTCTACGCCGAGCAGGCTACGCACGAGGCTGCCGAGCGCTCCAGAGAGTCCGGTGAAGGTGGATTGGCCCCGGCTGATGCTCGAGAATCCAGCCGAGAACGAGCTTGCCATCGTCTTCATGGAACCGGATACGGTGTTGGTGCCCTTGGCGAGTTCGTCCTCGGCGGCCTTGAGCGCCTTCTTCGCGTCCGCGAGCCGTTCGGCGGCGTCGTTGGACTTGTCGAGAGCGGTGGCCTGACGCAACTGGGCTTTTTCGAGATTGATGGAGGCGGTCTGCGCCTGAGTCGAATCCGACCCGTATCTGGCGATGGCCGAGTTGAGCCTCTCCTGCGCCTGCTGCGCGTTGACCGTGGCCTGACGGTAGTTCAGGAGCGCGGCGCTGGCCTTGGAGGACGCCTGCGCCGCGTCACGCTTCAACGGTTTCAGCACATCGTCGGCGACGCCCCGGGCACTCGAACCGAATGCCTTTTTGAAGCTGCCGCCGAACGATTTGCCGATTTTCGAACCGTTGCCGAACGCCTGGGAGAAACGGTTGGAACCGGACTTGCCGGCCCCCCGCATCTCCTTGTCGACCGCGCTGCGGAAGCCCTTCATCGAGGGGAATATCGACACGTGGCCGGTTCCCACTTCCGATCCGAAAGCCATAAGGCGACTCCCCTCTTAGTTGATGGTTGTTTATCCGAAGAGCTTGCTCATATGCGTTTCGGCCTCGTGGATCTCCTCGGCGGTGGGCTCGTCCGTTTCGGGCTCGCCGTCCACGTCGCCGAGCAGCGTGGAAGCGCCGAGGAACTGCAATACGGTGATGTCGGTGGCGCTCATGGGGAACATGAGGCCGATGAGCGAGGCTCCCGTGTAGGAGGACGGGTCGCCGCACAGCGCCGTGTACAGGTCGATGGCGTCACGGTAGGGGAGACGCCGGCCGAGATCGTGTTCGATGCTCCACCCGAATCGGGCGAAGTCCGCTCGGACCTTTACTCCGTCATCGGAGTTGAGGATTCGGCAGAAGTCGGCGATTTTCCCAGTTCGACGCCCTGTGATTTGGCGAGCGTCTCCCCGTAGTCCTGGATGAGGTTGAACGCGACCTGCATGGGCTCCCTTTCGAGCTGCTTGGCCTGCTCGTCTCCGGCGAACACGGTGAGGATGCGTTTGACCTGGTCGAGGCTGTCGGTGTCGGTGGAAGCGCCGGACAGGGCCTCGAAGTCGGCGATGGAAAGATAGAGAGGCAGCTTGTAGACGGTGCCGCCGGGTGCCAGCGCCCAGTATTCGTTGTCCTTGATGATGTGGCGCACCTTGATCTGCTTGGCGACCTCGGCGAGGGCCTCGGTCTCCTTGGTCTCGTCCCAATCATCGAATTCGGCGATCGAGGGTGCCATATTCTGCTGCGTTGCCATGATGGTTTCTCCTGTCATACGTGTTTCTCCCGTCGTTGGTGTTAGGCTCCCCGCATGCCGACAGGAGAGAGGTCATGCGGGGAAGAGTGCTGATGTTAGACCGCCGCGTAGGACTGCAGGTAGCGGCTGTTGCCGCCGTCCACGGCGGGATCGAGCTGCCATGTGGCGGTCAGCGAGAGGCCGGACACCTCGCCGCGCGTATCCTGCGCCGGCTCGTTGCCGGTGATCTGGATGACGCCGAGACGACGGCGTTTGCGGCCGGACTTGTAGATGGTCTCCTGATAGGCGAACCATTTGGTGTCCTGGATGATGTCCTTGACGTGGTAGACGCCGGTTTCATCGGGCTTTCCGATGGTCATGAGGCGGGTGAGGTCGTTGTCCTCGGCGGCGGTGAACGCGAGCGTCAGCGTCGGGTCGGCGTTGAGCGTGTAGCCCGGCTGGTGGAATTCGGTGGCGTCGTCGCCGTCGCGGGAGTCCTGCGGTGCTCCGTCGCTGGTGATGAGGCCAACTGTGGAGGAGGAGGAGCCGAACACGTCGCCGAGTTCGGTGATCGGGTCCGCCACGCTGGGCGCGATCTGCGAGGCGGTCAGCGTCTTGCCTGACACATAGGGGGCGACGATGATCTTCGACGTGAGTACGTTCTTGACGGCATTAAGGTCGTTGCCCTGGTTGTCTGCTGTCATTCCATGTCCTTTCAAACGAAAAGGCCCTACACATTGTGTAGGGCCTAGGAAAACGGTTAAGGGATTGGTTAGTGTTCGCCGACCGTCGAATATTCGACGATCAGGTAGTAGTGCGCGGTGTCGGAATCGTCGGACACCGGGTAGGGCCCGTTGCACGAGGAATCATCCACGGAAACGATTGGCGAGCCCTTGGCGAGGGCGATGGCCGGATGTTCGGTGAGCGTCGCGTAGACGCGACGGGCGAGAGTCTTGCACGGCTTCTCGTCCTGACGGCTCCATCCGTACACGTTCACGCCAATCGAACGGTCGAAATGGCCGAGCCCGTCCGCGTTGCCGCCATCGTCCCGGACGGTGACGAGCGGATACGCGCCCTGATAGTCGGGAGGCTTCTTGCTGCCCACCTGCAAACCATCCACATCGGTGATATGAGTGCGCAGGTAATCACAGAGGAAAGCCTCCATGTCGGGAGGCAGTATCAATGTCATGTCTTCGCCGCCTTCAACGCCTTGCGGAGATTGCCGGTCTTGGATTCGACCAGCATGGTCTTCGGATCATGGCCGACCACCATGAAGGTGGTGCGGTGAGCGCGTTGGACGGCCTCGACCTGCAGGCCGTCGCGGTAGGCTCCCGTATCCACGGGCGCGTTGGCCTTGGCCACGCCGAGCGCCTTCTCGGCGGCACCTCGGGTCAGGGCCCTGACGCCGGCCGAGTTGAGCATCTGGTCGAAGAACGAGTCGTTGAAATGCACTTTGATCTGTCCGCTTCCGGCCATCGGCTACCCCTTCCACTCGGTGAGCTGGACTTCCAGCGTGGGCTGCCAGCCGGTGAACGCGTTCACGTCACGGCTGGGGAAGCCGGACACCTCCCACATGCGGCCGTCCGCCGGTTCGGGTCGGATACGGTCACCAAGCCGGATATCCGCATTCGGGTCGGCGACGGTGAGCACCGCCGTGGAGGTGGTCTGCACGTCCAACACATCGGGCGTGCGAGTCGAAGTGCTCGATGCCAGGGCACCATGCACTTCCAATTCGACAGGATGCTTCCAATCCTCCGTGGTCTGCGCGGGATTGTACGGGTCGGCTTTACGCGAGGCGCGCAGCCGCACGAACCGTGTGGCCGCAGGCAGGCCGGAGGCATTGATGTCATCGATGATGCTCACGGCAGCGCTCCTAGCTTGTACCGGTCGAGTTTCGCCAGCTCGTCGGCCATCAACGACACGTTGTAGGTGACGCTGCTGCCGTTGACCGACTGGGATTGGATGACGCCGGCGGAGGCCATGCTCGCACGCTTCGCGGCGTTGATGAGCACGCCCATCACGTCCGGCACCTCATCCGGCGTATAGCCGGCGTGGATGCGGTAGCGTATCGCGGCGACGCCGGCCGGGAATGCGCCGGTGGTGCATTCTACCAAACCCGTGGTGGGGTCGTAGGCGTAGTGCAGCCGGTTGCCGGCGCTGTCGGTCAGCTCGTCGACGGAGGTGACATGGCGTGCGGGGAGACGAATCACCTTGCCTCCCCGCGAATTGGCTACGCCCGACAGTTCGATGTTCGGCGTGATATGCCAGCCGCACGTGCGGCGGATGGCCGCCTGCGCCGCCTTCAGCCAGAACTCGCCGTCAGCGTCGAAGCCTGACGGGTCGGTGATGATGTCGGGAATGGTTTCATCGGCCATCGTTCGCCTCCAGTCGATTCACGTTAGGCCACGGTGAAGGCGTGCGACTTGTCGTCGGTGCCGACCCAAGTGCCGCCGGTGATGGCATTGTCGGAGTTCTTGGTCAGGGAAATCGACTTCACGCCCACGCCGGCGGCACCGGGAGCACCATTCTTGCCGGCTGGCCCCGGATCGCCATTGCCGCCTTTCGCGCCGGCCGGAATGCCAAGCGTGAGCACGCCATCCGCGAGCGTCGCGGTGGGAGCCGCGCCGGCGGCGAGGGCCACGGCCGTCACCGAGGTGATGGCCGCACCGTTCGCCTTGGTCAGGTCGATGGGATTGCCGGCGGCGTCGACCACGACCACCGGCTGCGGATACGTGCTGCCATCACCGGTATCGACCCCGGTCTGCAGCACCTTGGTTGCGTCACTCATCGGCGGTCACCTCACTTGGCCTTCTTGCCGAGGGCGACGGACACGAACGCCTTCGGGTACTTGACCTGCAGGCCGAGGCGTTCGCGCACGCGGAACGTGATGAGATCGTTCGTGAAATCATCGGAATGCGAGTTGGTGGACTCGGCGCGCAGACCGCCCTTACGGATGACCGCGCCGCCGAGCTTGAACGCGCCGACCAGAGCGGTGCCCTGGGCGATGGCCTCGGTGACCACGGTCTTGAGGCCCCACAGCGGCGGATCCTGCATGATGGTGCCGTTGCCGTACTGGCCGTTGAAGTAGCCGCCGCCGTAGTACTGGCCGTTCGCGTCCTTGGAGAGGCGAATGGCCTCGTAGTCGGCGGGGTTGATGACCAGCGCGTCCGCGCGGAAACCGGTGGCCAGCGCGATCTTGGTGCGGGCCTTGAAGATGCGGTCCGGGTCGGAGTCGGTGTCCTGCACCATCTTCTGGATGTCGCGGGAGAGCAGACCCTTGATGTTCGCATCGGAGCCGTTGCCGGACAGCAGCTGGGTCTCTTCCAGCAGCTGCAGGTTGTAGCGGGCGTGGTTGTTGATTTCGGAGACGATGTAGGAGAGGTCTTCGGCCATGTTGTCGGTGACCTTCCACCAGGCGGCGACCTCCTTGAGGCTGTCGGACTCCCAGCGGGGGGCCGGCAGATGGGTCTGCGGCTTGGCACCGCCCTCGCCCACGGTTCCAGCGCCGCCCTCGAGCGCGCCATAGACGGGGTATTCCACGGTGTTGGCGTTGCCGCTCAGGGTGACGGAGCCGAACAGGTCGGCGACCACGAGCGGACGCTCGTAAGGCCACACGCCGTTCATGTCGATCTGGGTGACGACCGGCTGGTATCCGGTGCCAGCCGTGCCGGTGCCCGCCACGTGCATGTCGGTCGCGGCCTTGAACTCGCTGGAAGCGAACGGGTGCGCCTTGGTGCCGATGACGGTCATGCCGGCCTTCTTCAGCTCCTGCGCGTACAAGTCGCCCAGCGTCTTGGCGGCGGGAGCCGTCTTGGCCTCGGGCTTCACATCGTCCACGTTCAGGTCGTTCACGCCCTTGAACAGGTCGACGCGCTCCTGAAGACGCTTGGCCTCCTCGAAGCGGTTCTTCAGTTCGGTCGCCTCATCATCGGTGAGGTTCTCCATGCCCTTGTCGTACAGGGCCTTGACCGCCTTCTTCTCGGCGGCCAGCTTCTCCATGTAACCCATGGATCATCCTTTCTATTGGTTGTTTGCCAGCGAGAGGAAGTCGCTGATTTCCTTGGCCCACTGCGGGTCAAAACTCTTTTTCGCCTTGCCGTCGTCCGGCTCGGGCTTGTCCGAATCGTCCGGCGTATCGTCGTCCGGCTCGTCATCGGGTTTGGAATCGTCCGGCTCGTCGTCGGGGGTTTCGGTGATGGAATCAAGCAGTTCGCCCAATGCCTCGTAGGCCGTGCGAATCTTGTCCTCGTTCGCCTTGCTTATGGCCCGGCCGGCCTTGACCTCGAGCACCTCGGCCCCCTGATTGGCGGCGACCTGCACGAGACTGATCTCAAATAGTTTGAGCTGGCGAATCTCCCGGTAGCCGTCCCAAGGGCTCTTCGCCTCCTCGCTTTCGACCCACGCGGTCTTCTCGGCGATGAAACCGATGCTCATCTGGTGGATGAGGCCACGCTTGAGCAGGTCGTAGGCTCGCTTGCCATCCGCGATGTCGGTGTCGAGCTTCGCGGTGATGAGCAGGCCATGCTCGTCCTCCACGGCGCTCAACGTCTCCCCGATCACATCGTTCGGAGAGCTGTCCTTGTGCTGCCAGTGAATCGGAATGCCCGCGCCGCCCGCCTTGAAGTCAGCGGATAAGGTCTGCTCGAAGGCACCCTTGACGATCACATCGTCGTACAGGTCTTTCTCCCACGTGCTCGCGTAGCCGGAGAACACTCCTCCGCCGCTGTTGTCGGTGGCCTTGAGCTCCTTGAGCTCGTAGCCGAGATAATCAAGACTCATCTGAGGTTTCTCCCTTCGTCATCGAGTCCCATGACGCGCGGAAACCGGCGTCATACGTGTAGAGGCGTTTGAATTCGGCGAGCATCTGCTTGCCGTTCGGACTCGCGCCCTGCTGCGCGTTCTGCGTCTGTCCGCCGTCCTGCGGGCTGGGCTGACCGCCCTCGCTCACGTTGAGCGGGGTTATCAACTGGTCGCCGCCCGGCAGCTTCGGCCGGTCGAGCAGTTCGCGCGCCTCGTCGGTGGTCATGAACGGACGGCCGGTGGCGGTGGAGAGCGCCTGATACTGGGTCTCCATCGTGCCGCGCAGCTTCGCGTCCAAATTCGCCTTGATGTAGCAGTCCGGTTCGCCCACCGCCTCGGGCAGCGTGAGGTTCAACGCCTCCTCGAACGCCACCAGATACGGCAGCAATTCCACGTTCCACAGCTTTTCCTTGTATGCGGCGATGTTGCTGTTGGTGCCGGTGCGGAAGCCGATGTTTTCTGGGCTGATTTGGAATGCGAGGCACACCTGTTCGTTGATTTTTTCGCGTGCCTCCAAGTCGGCCATGTCCACCGGTTTGAACAGGTTGTCGACGGTGCGGATCTCCATGCCGTCTTTGAATACCGGCCATGTGCCGGCCATGCCGCCGCCTGCAACGTAGTTGCGCAGGCCTTGGGTGAAATCGTCGTAGTCGGCCTGTGACTCCCAGGGCATTTCCTTGGGCCGGTACACGTAGGCGGGTATCTGGTAGCCGTTTTCGGCTATCGATTTGCGGTATTTCGCCATCGCCCTTGCCTCCGCGAGCAGGGGGCGCAGCACGTCGGTGATCGGGTCGCCGAGGTTCAGGCCGTCGATGTAGCCGATGTCGAGCACGATTCGCGGATCCGGCAGCCGATAGGTGCCGCCCTTGTTCTCGGCGACGCTGCTGATGGTCACACCTGTCAGCTCGCCGAAACCGTTCGCCGTGAGACTGTATCCGTCCGGGGGGATGCGGCGCAGCGTATTCCCGTCACCCGCACGATTGCTGCCGAGCGTGCACAACCACCTGTCCTCGAGCAGCATGTCACGGATGAGAGTCGCGTAAAACCTATAGCGGCTCATGCCCGGCAAATCGCTCGGATGGCGGATGAGCTTGGCCAGTGCGCCGTCGCGCACCTCTTCCGCGTCGCCGTCCGCGTTCTTCCGATACACCTTGAGCGGCAGGGAGGCGAGTTGGCGGCTGATGAAGTCCACGACAACGCGGACCGCGTATTCGCGGCAGTACATGCCGTTTGCGTAACCGGCGAATTCGGCGTCGGTGGGCCAGCTGATGGCCTCGGGCATCGAATCCTTGATGGTCGGTGTCTCCGGTTCAGCGTTCTTCATCGCCAGCACGGCCGGGCCGTGCAGCAGATTATTCAGAAATCCCATCCACGGCTCCTTCGGAAGATGGCTAGAATGTGACTCGCACGTTGTGCGAGGGCTCGTATTTCGGTTTCTCGGGCTCGCCGCTCATCGTCTCGAGCGCGTACAAGGCCTGACTTTCGGCGATGAGGCCGGAAATGTGCATCGCGCTCTGGTTCCGGTCCCACACCTCGACCTCACCCAATCGGCGGGTCACGGCGACGTTCACCTGTTGTTCGATGGCCGGCTGGGGGAGGTGCCGGAGCTTGTTTTCCTTCACCCGGTCGCGGAAACGGCCGGTCGCGGCTCCCAAGCGGAAGCCCTCGATGAGGTGCACCGTCCAACCGGCCTCCGCGAGCGGATCCGCGAAGTCCACCGCCGGGCAGCCCTTGGACTGCACGGCGATTTCATGGATGTTCGGCCATGCCTCGCGAAGCAGCTTCAAGTACTTCGGCACCCAGAGCATGCCGTCACGGCGCACGATCAGTTCGACGTGCGGCAGGCCATCCTCGCGGTAGCCTGCGGCGGCGATATACGTGGTCTCTCTATCGGCGGAAGTATCCACGGAAAGCACCACGCGCCCGTCATCGGGGATACAGGACTTCGGGTCGATGCCGCGCTTCCACAGCTTCGGATTGATGTACGGCGTGATGTCCGCCGTCACCCACTGGCACAAGACCTCGGTGCGATACGCGGCCTCGGTCATGCCGTTGATGTCAGCCGAGATGCTACGAAAAGTCATCGGCCCATAACCCATGGAGGGGTTCGCCTGACGGATACCGTCAAGGTCATCCAGCTCGCATTTATCCGGAGCCGACCACTCGAAATACCCATAGGATGGGTCGTGCTCCTCGGCCCATTCGTCCGGCGACTGCTTGCCGGTTTCAACCGAAGCGTTCCACGAATCCGCCAGGGCACGTCCCTCGTCGACGACTCGGCGCAGCACGACGCTGCGATAGTCGCCCGCGTTCGAGATACCCCACAACTGACTGGACCAGATGGCCTTCGTGGTCTGACTGACCGCGTTCCAGCCATCGTCGGTGTGCTGCTCTCGCAACTCGTCGAACACGACGCGGCTGGCGCTCTTGGAACGGATGTTCTTGTCGGCGCGCACGATGTACTGCGCCTTGTTCCGGCAGATGATCGCTTCCTCGCCGTGCGAATTGTTGACGCGCTGCACACGTTTTTGCAAAACCGGAACCGCAAGAGCGGCCTCGCCCTCGGAAGCCGGATTCGGATTACACCAGTTCAATACGGCCTGATATGGGGCGCGCGCGTTATCCAACGTCTGCGCGGCACCGACCACGAGAAACTTCCACGCCGGCGACAACTCCGGGTGGCGGGCGGAGTCGACGAACAGCCACCACGCGCACAGTACGCTCATGAGCGTGGTCTTGCCGTTCTGGCGCGCGACCTCGGTGACAACTCGGCGGAACCGGTAGGAGCCGTCCGGCAGAAGCTCAAGCCCGTGGATCAGCAGCCATTTCTGCCACGGGAAAAGATGCACGTGGAGAAACTTTTCGGCGAACTCGATGACCGCGTAGCCGTTTGATGTTTCCGGCGTCAGTTCGCGCAGCGGGGGAGTGAATATGCGTGGCGTGGTGATGCCGTGGGCATCGTCGTTGATTTCGCCGATGCCCATGACGCCTCCTAGCTGATTTTCGCCAGATACTCCTCAAGCTCATCCGCCACCGGAGTCGCCTCGGGCTTGGCGGCCTTGCCCCTCGCCGGTTTCGCCGGCTTCTCCTCCTCGGGAACCAGTCCGAGAGCCGCGCAATATTTCAGGAACGTCGGCAGCGAGGTATTGTCGTTCTGCGGCACAGCCGGACGGGTACCCTTTCCCTTCGCTTCGGCGTCCGATATGGCCTGTTCCGCCAATTCGTCCCAATGGTCGATTTTCCATGCAAGGGCCCGGGCGGCGGCGACCGTGGCTGCGTCCTTCGCGCGCAGATGCTTGGCGTTGCGCAGCGAACGCTCCAATGCGTCGGCCACCGTTTCCTGCGGAAACTGTTTCGGCATGGAACCTCCTTCGCGCGCGACCCCGGCCGAATATCGAATATTTTTCGGAGGGAGAGGAAGAGCGGCCATGCGGGTCGTGTCCCGCCCGTGGCTGGTTTTGGGATTCTACCGCCCCTCCCGGCGGTCAGGCGTTGAATGCGCCGATGAATGCGTCGATGAATGCGTTGACTCCGTTGGTGAGTCGTCTGGTGAATGCTTGACCGTCGACCTTGGGTATGACGGTGGTGCGTCCGTCTTCTGAGACTGTTGGTTCGAGGTTGATTGGCAGGTCCGCTTCGATTTCGCCTAGGTCGTAGTCGGTGTTGCTGTTGGCTAGGCTGGCGCTGATGTGGAGCGTGATGGGATAGGTTGCTTCGCGGACCGTTTCGCCGTTGAATGTCTTGGCTGGTTCGTCGATGTCCATGAGCGTTGGTCCTCCTATGCTGTCTGGATCCATTGGCGTGAGAGTGTGCCGATTGGTGTGGCGGGGTCTTTGTTGCCGCGCAGGTTGTTGCATTGGGTGTGCGATGGGCGGAAGCCTGCGGGGTCGTGTTGCAGGTCTGGGCGTTTGGTGACGGGGTAGAAGTGGTCGAGGTTGTAGCTGTCGTCTGTGGTGTTCTGCGGGGCGTCGTAGTCGATTGGCATTCCGCAGAGCCAGCATGGACGGTGTTCCGCTTTGCATTCGAGGAAGAATTTTTTGCGGTCTTTTTCGAATTGGCGTCCGCCTTTGCGGACTTGACGACTGTAGCTGACCATGTTGCAGTCACCTCGCATTGCGGATGTTTTGTGTGGCATACGCGGTTGGCTTCGAACCAACGACCTGCGGTTTTGGAGACCGCCGCTCTACCTGCTGAGCTACGCGCATAGGCGGTCATGCCGGTTGATTGCCATGGCACATGACCATTGGGTGGATATGAGTAAAGCCCCTGAACCGGTTGATTCAGAGGCTTCCACACTAATCCTGATACGGAGTATACCACGGGGTGGCGGCAGCCTACTCCCGCTTGGGTTTTGTGTTTCGCGTGTCAGGTGTTTTGGATGTCGTTTTAATGTCGAGTCTTGGACACGGCGAAGGCCACGATTTCGCGGATGTTGAACTCCCAGTAACCGTCTTCGATGGGTTTGCTGCTGGGTAGTTTGCCGCGGCGCAATGCGTCGGTGATGGTCTTGCGGCTTACCTCGTACCCGTAGTTCTCGCGCAGCCATTGGCTCATGCCTGCCGGCGTCTTGGTCAGGTGCATTGATTCGGCCTTGGCTTGGCTTTGTTCGCGAAGCTCCTGCACGTTGATGGGGTTGCCGCATTTGCACAGCAGCAGCGATTCGCCCTTCGCGGCCATGACCTCGCGTCCGCATTCGGGGCAGACGCCGATTATCCGGCGCGTGCGTGGCCTGCGGTCCACGAGCGGTTCGATGCGCTCGCAGGTGTGGATGAGCCATGTCAGCCAATGTCCCGAACGGCTGGCGCGGCATAGGTCGGGCAGTCGTCGTGGCGAGTCCCTGAGCAGGGTCTGCCATCTCGGACGGCTTTCCACGCCGGTTTCGTTCCACATGTCCTGCAAGCCGTCCTCGGTCTGGTCGAGCATGTCCTGCGCGTGGAGGTTGATGGGCGCGGGCGCTTCCCCTCCTTGCGCCACGCCTCCAGTTCCGGGCTCGCCCAGCTTGTAGGCGTGACGGGACACCTGTTGCAGGAGCATCATGTCATGGCGGAGCCGGTGGAGTGTTTTCGCGTACTGGCGGCGGCAGTTCCGGCAGAGCGTCCACGGTGCCTCGACCTGCTGGTTGCCGCAGTATTGGCATGGTTCGGTGGTGATGAACATTATGTTGAAACCCTCCACGTTCCGGCTATCATGGTGCTTGGTGAGCGTGCCCTCCATCTTTTCGGTGGAGGGTTTCGTTTTTTTACGCTGAATTCAGTGTTTTTGCGCTGAATTCAAATCAATGGTTCGATGAATTCGGGCGTGAAATCATCCTTGTGGGGTGCGGGCGTTTCAGGATGGGCGATGATGTACAGCACCTCATCCAATGGCACGCCGAGCAGTTTCGCCGTGTATTCGGGCGTGGCCGCTTTGCTCCGATGCCATTTGAGTATTTCCTCGCGTTCGAGACTGCTTACGCTCATGATTCTCCTCTTCCGTAGGGATTGTTGACCGAGTATGCGTCGCGCCCGTAGTCGCGTGACAGTTCCTCCAATTGCCCGACCGTGAATCGGCATCCCACGCCGTGCTCCTCCGCGTCCACTGCCACGCAGCCGAGCTCGAACGCCCGTTCGGCCACCTGCCGGTCGTGTTTGTCTATGGCGGGCTTGAACGCCTCCAGTAGAGCGTCCTCGCTATAGTGCTCGCCCTGCTCGTAGACGTAATCAACGGCCATGCGCAGCAGTTCGCCGAAATCCTCGGGAATATAGTCTGGGTGCACGCTCTCTCTGCTTACGCTCATGATTCCTCCTTGAGCGTGGCGACATATGCGATGGCCTTGCGTTCACGATTCGCATACTTCTCGCATTTGCGCTTGAGACGTTTGAGGCTCATGGCGTACAGGAAGTCTCTGAAGTTGCCGTCTTCGCAGATTTTGGCTCGATAACGGCCGCAGGTGCCTTCCGCGCCGATATGCGCAACCAAATGGTCTGTAAGCTGAATCTCGTTCATGCGTTCTCCTTTCGATATGGGTTTGGCGTGTATTCGGGCGATTCCTCGCCGGGCATGGGATTCATGTTCTTGACGGCTTGGATATACCCTTCTTCCCATGCTTTTTCGGCTATCTGCCGGTCATGCTCCTTGAGCCATGCTTGATAGGCGGCTCGGCCTTCCTCGATGGTTGACTGGCCTGTACCGAAGCAACTCAATTCGACGGCGGATTGGACCAAATCGTCATACACTCGTGGTTTCATTCCTCCACCTCGGTTTCCTCGCCGTAATGGTCGTACATGAGGCTCACGGCGTTGTCGATGTCGGTTTCGAGTGGTAGCTGTGCCGACAGTTCATAGACGTCAGTGACTCTTTCGAATGCCTTGCGCAGCTCCTCGCGGGTGAATATCTTCGCCTTATAGCTCATCGTCCGTGCTCCTTTCGGTCTTGGAGTCCCAGAGTCGTTCTCAACTGTTGCAGGCAGCTGATGGCGTACAGGGTCTCGCGGTCCACCGTGCCGGTGGGCACCACGCTCGAAAGCGCCTCGTCCAGTTCCTTCAGTCTGGTCTCAAGATCCTCGGTGCGGGTCCACCGGCTGATCTGGTAGCCGTGGCGGCTGAGGATGTCGCACACCCGTTCGAACGCCTTGGACTGTGCCTGTATACGTCGTGCCTCGGTGGGTTCCTGCAACTGTTCGAGCTGTTGGAGCCGCAACGCCATCTTCGTCCCGAGCGCACGGCCTATGCCTTTCATCGCCTCTCGCTGTGCGACATACTCGGCGGCGGTCTCGTAATGCCCGTACCGGTCCGGCCGTTCGCTGGCGGCGAGCTTTTTCAGCAGCCGGTGTTCGACCTGCCGGGTGTCACCATGACTTGGGTTGGGTTTGCGCCGGTATCTCAACGTGCGTTTGGACGGGTCGTAGTACATGAGGCCAACCGGCTCGGGCACCTCGCTGCGGTCGATCATGCGGGCGGGGCAGACGAGGGTGAGATCGTCCACGTAATTCTTGTAGCACAGGTATTTCGCGTCGCGGAGGAAATCGCCGCGACTCACCTTGACCTCGAATCCGCTGATCCATGTGTCCCCGCGCCAGTTGACCTCCAACGCCACGCCGTCCAGACGCAGCACCGTGTCATTCGGCTCAGTGACCGAAATCTCCGACCAATACCCGTCACCGTCACGCCGGTAACGGGAGGCGAGTGCGCAATTGATGTCCATGGCAGTCACGTCACCGTTCATCGTCTGCCTCCCATTTCCTTCTCGTGTGCCATGATTTCCACGTCATTGGCGAGCATTCGCAGTATGCCGGCGAGCGTGCCATACGATTCGGCGGTCGGATACACCGTCTTGCTGACATACACGTCCCACCTGTCGGAACCTTGATGATTGTCGGCCTTGAGGATAATGAGCGGGTCGGCGTCGATGAAACGACCGTCCTTCATGCCCCGCACTTTGAGCATCAGACGTATCGAATCCGCCTGCTCGCTCGTGTTACCCAAAATATCCAGAGTGCTCATCGTCCACCTCGCAGTTCCTTCTCCTCGTTCGCGATTGATTGGAGGATGTCCTCCAGGTCGCCGAGCTCGTTCCGGCTCAACCGGATGCGGCGGATGCTGTCGCCATCATGAGTGGCCAGCACCCATGAGCGGGTGCCGTTTCGGCCGTCTCCGGGAATCCAGCTCAGGGTCACATGCCCGCAGGAGGCACCTGTGACCATGCCGCACCGTCGTTCGATCTCCACGTCCGTCGCCTTCATCGTCTGCCTCCCAGACTCTCGCGAATCCGCTCCACATCAGCATTCATCGTCTGCCTCCGTGACTTCCTCGCCGACTGGTAGGGTGCGATAGATTTTTGTGATTCGCCACGTGCCCGGCGTCTCGTGGATATGCTTCACAGCGGCCTCATAGGAATTGAAAGTGACGGTCGGATACAGCATCTCGATAGCCGAATCGACCAGATATTCTTCCTTGGTCTCCAACTTCATCGTCCGTCTTCCTGACTCATGTAGGTCAACGTGAAGCATTTATCACCGTTGCATATGCGGTTCCAAGCGGCGATATTGTATTGCAACTGATACGGGGCGGGCTTCCGTGAACAACCTCCCTCGAAGCCGAGCCCGCAGACAGTGCAGCGGAACATCACGATAAAGAACGTGTATTCAGGCAACCACTGCACGCCGTCCCGCTCCCATTTCGCCTTGACCTTGCCCCCACAACGAGGACACGGGCTAATCCTGTGAAACCTCACCAGACTCACCTCCCTCAAGAGGCGCGTTCAAATCCACCTGTTCGATACGCGCACGCTCCTGTAAGATGTTCGCGTATGTCCCCATCGCGTACAATTGGCTTTCAAGGAGCTGGAAGGAGCACGCGGGCGTGAAGTCCAACGTGCCCTCCGCGTAGCCCTCAAGCATGTGCGCCAGCTTGCTGATACGCTCCTGCAATTCTCGATGTTCGCGGATCATCCGCTGCTTGTAATCACTCATTGGTTGTCTCCTTCGGTTTGGTTTTGTAGTCTCGGACGATGCACACGCATCAGTCCATCCTTTCGTCCAACAATTCGATGTCCTCCCAGATCGAGAGCATGACCTGATCGAGAGCGCCCCTACTGCTCAATGCCCATACAGCGCCGTAGTTGGTGCGCTCCCGCACCGCCGTGACATAACCTTTGTCCGGGTAGACGTGGGATTCCGCAATCCAGTGGAACGGGAGTATCCCCTTGCGCAGAATCAAAGTGAAACGTTCATGGCTAACCTTGATGAAGCTCCTCATGTCGCTCATTCCTCCGTTGCCTTCATCGGGTAATTGATGTCCTCAAGCGAGTACGCGGGATAGGTCCGCTTCACGCGTCCGAACGGTTTCTGCGTCTCCGGGCCTCTGAACGGTGGCTCATATTCCCACCATTCGCTGCCGTCGTATTCTTCGCGGCGCAGGAACCCGCCATCAGTGAACGCCACGACCAGATCGGCGGCTATCTCCTGACTGCCGTATCCGTCGTCGTAATCGATGTCGAGCACCTTTTCGGCCTGACTCCACGGAATTCCCAGCTTCTCGTCGCGGGAGCCTACGAATCGAACGTCATCGGTCGAATGCTTGCTTCGTGAGATCGCACTCTTGGTTTCATCTAAAAGATTCATTCTTCCGCTGCCTTTCCTTGCATTGCCTTGACTGCGAGTCGCATGGCGTCGTAGTATTCGGCCCTCAACGCGCAGTCAGAATCCCATTGAGGGTAAGAGTCGGGCTTCAACGCCTCGTAGAACGCTTTCGCCCCGGCTTCGATTTCCTCGTCCGTGTGCTGGCGTGAGGCTCCGGCGATATACGCCTCCTGCATGAGCGTGTTGCTCTTGTACACGTGTTCCGCCTTGCTGCTGATGATGCTCATGCTTCCACCGCCTTGGCCGGACGGAACGGAGCTTGAGAGGTCACGTGCTTGCTGTTGAGGCCCGACCAAACAGACCCGGTGACGGGGGATTCCGGGTCACCGATAAGCAAAGCGACCAACTTCGAATTGTCCAGGCCGGAGATGGCGACGCTCCACAAGGCATTGTCCTTATCCCACCACAACCCGTCATGGTCGGGCAGCTTCGGCTTCCGACGCAAAGCGTAGGCGAAATCATCGGAGTCGATGCAGTACTCACCGTCTATCTCGCTGATGCGGATACGCAGGAGCATGTCGCCTAGAGGGTCAGGCTTGAGATCGATGACGCGGAAATGGTTTCCCTCCGTCGTGCAGGCAATATCGCCCACCTGCACGTTTTCGATGTTGTCGATGCGCTCATACTCGGGGTCATCCAACAGTTCGATGGATTGGATATTGTCTATTGGCTCAAAATCACAGGAAGAGTCATAGCCACGTGACGTGTACAAAGAACGGTTATCGCCTAAATCAATATCTCCTGTGTCATCTAACACTCCAGTAACAATGGTGCCGTTCTTCCATGTGGCCTTGACGTGCAGTCCGGCCATCTCCTTGCAGGTCTTGCCTTCCCAGAATGGTTTCTCACTGCTCATTGTTTTTCTCCTTCTTTTCGTTCGCTTCGATTGCGTCCAGCAGATCGCATTCGGCGAGCATGAGATGCGCCTGGGCGCGGGTCATTGATTTCAATGTCTGCGGGCCGTTGGCGGCCATCCAGCCGAGAGCATCCACTTTCTTCTCGAGCAGATGGGTCTGCGTCGCGAGATCACGCAATCGACCATCAAGCAGCATGGTCATCGGTTTCCTCCTTGTTGAGTCGTGTTTCGATTTCGATGCACAAGTCGAGCGCCGCCGTGAAACCGGCCTGATAGGCGTATAGCGCGGTCTCCGGCCGGCTCATGCCGCCAATCTCCGTGGCCTCCAACAGCCACGCCATCGCACGCTCCTGCGGGGTCGGGAACTTTTCGGCCATCACGCGCCCCTCAGAATCGAGCCGAGTGAGGCAGCACCCAGCTTCTGGGCACCTGCGAACCGTCTGGCCGTGGAACGTGACTTCGGCTGCGCGGCGGGCAGTTCGAGTGGGTTGCGCATGGTCAACGCCTGCTGCTGCGCCTGCTCCGGGCCGTTGCCGAGCATCCGCTGGCGGCGGTACATCCACGCCTCGTCCGCGGATAGGCCCCGCGCCTCGCATTCGCGCGCTATCTGCGCCTCAGAGGGCTTCGACTCGTTGCGCATCCTGCGCACGATGGCGTTCACATCGCCGGAACCGCACCAGCAACCCGTGCTGTTGTCCGCGTAGAAGCGCTTCACCGCCTCCAACGCCTCTCCCAGCGTCATGTCCGCGCGAAGCTCCTCGTGGAACGTGCGAGCCTCCAGGTCGGTGATGGCCGCGTTGCCGTGGTGGACGCGAATCTTCGCCAGCACGAGCGTGCTTTCCTTGAGCGTCAGCATGTCAGTACTCCTTCCCGTGATTGGTTTTCGGCGGCTTCCTCGGCCGCGTAGTGGGCTATCAGTGCCGCGTTCGCGTCCTGGTTGGCCTGCGAACGGTTCCACGCCGATGGCGAGGGGCGTGCGGTCGGCTCGGGTTTGGCCGGCAGCGGGTCATCGTCCCAGTGTTCGCCGTCCAGCCAGTTCGCCGGGGTGAGCGTGTAGCCGGGTTCCCGGTTCGTGTCGGCGGCGTACCTCGACGCCTTGGCGATCAGGAACGTGTTGTTGGTTTTCCTCCGCGCCTTCCGCCAAGCCTCGAAGGCCTTGCGTTTGCCGGTCTTGCGTGGATAGGTCTGCCAGAACTGCTCGAACTCGATGGGATAATCCTCGTCGGCGCTCTCTGCGGCCCCCTCGGCTTGCGAGGGGGTTTGGGGGAGAGAGAATTCTTCGTTAGAAGAATTCTTTTGGTTATTGGTTATTGGTTCTTGGTTCTTGGTTAAAGAGTCCCAGCGTGACTCGGTTGTGACATTCGAATTGTCACGGCGTGACATGCTTGTGACATTCGTTTCGTCCCAGCGTGACTCGGGTGTGACATCGGCTTCGGAACGCTGCTTGCGCTTGCGGTTGCGAGCACCCTCCGCCCTCGTCTCCACCTGTTCGCGGCTGGACTGATGGGAAAGATAATCGTGGATGCGGTAGGAGCCGTCGTCCGAACGTTCGAACATGCCGACCTTGATCAGCGCTTCGATGTCCTCTTCGGTCGCGTTGAGCTGGTAGATCACGTCGTCCTCGCTCATCACGCCGTCGTTGAGCACGTCGGAACAGAAGGAAATGGCCATGCAGTACACTCCAAGTGCGCTCGGACGCATACGCTGTAGCTTCAGCACTTTCGTGTTCGAATGGAAGCCGTTACTCAGCTTCCCGTAGCCCTGTCTGGCCATCAGTCCGCCTCCTTTCTCTTGTCTCTTTGGTATTCGGCTATCAATGCCAGCAGTTCGGGGCTGGCGGCGATTATCTCGCTGGGCTTCAGCCCCTCGCCATTGGTCTTGGGTTTGCGGTGGTAGCCGCCACGCAAACCGGTGCGACGGCTGCCACCGATGTAGGTATGAGGGTTAATCCTGGCCATCGTCCGGCCCCAACGCCAAGCCGTCGTTCAGCAGGAGCGCGAACAATTCGAGCGGCATCCACACGAGCATCGGATTGGAGGGCACCGGCCTCGATTCGCCGCGCAGCCGGTTCGCGAGCTCGCGGCGAATCCGGTAGTCCGGTCCTAACACGTGCCCCATGTGAGTGGCGAGGAACCGTTCGAGCGTTCCGATGTCGAACACGGCCATCTGCCGGGCCATGCCCTTGAGGCTTTTCACGCCCACGCCCCTGCGGTGTTGGATGAGCACCCCGTAGGGAGTGTCCATGTTCGCCATCTCCACCAGCAGTTCGCGCCAGTGTTTGCGGTAGTTCGGCTGTTTCGTGTCCTTGCATTCCACGCACACCGGCTCGCCACAGAACCGGACGCCGATCAGATCGCCCTGGTCGGCGTTGCCATGCAACGGCATGCGGTCGATGCGCGTATCCTGCAAAGCCCACGCGAGGTAACGCACCGTCCACGTCTCAAGGCTCGTGCCCTTTTTCTTGGCGGGGTTAACCATTCTGCTCACCGTCCTCGTGTGCGGCTTCGATGGCGATGGTCTCGAAGTTCGGCTGCTCGGTGGGGAACATGCTTTTGAGCGTGTCCATCGTCTCCGCGATGGAGAACTCGGAACTGCATGAGATGTGGTCGCCCATCGTGTACTCGAAACGCTGGCCGCAGACACGGCACCAGCGCGGCAACGGGTTCCGTTTCAGCAGCTGCTGCGTCTCCCTCAGGTCGGTGGTGCCTTCCTGAGCCCATACGGGTTTCTTGCAGCGCGGGCACAGCGACCAGGGGGGGCGTTTCACGACCGGTTTGGCCGGCGCGAACAGCTTCTTCATGGCCTTCTCCGTGGAACCGAACACCAAGGGCCACGAGTCCATGATCTGCTGATATCGTTCCTCCGGCCGGTCCTCGAAATCATCACGGAACCGGTTGAATTCCTCGATGCCGTGGAAGATATGGCTCGAGGCGAGCCACAGCAGGGTCACGGCCACGTAGTCGGGGTAATAGCGGTTAGGTTGCACGCTGACGCGCACGGTGGTGTCGTAGGAGAGTCCCGCCTCCGCGTCCAACGCGCTGTAGGACACCTCCATCGAGTGTGCGAGCGTAATCAATTGGTCTTTTTCAGCGTTCAATGTGATACTCCTCTTCGGCTTCCTCTTCGCATTCCGGGCATGGAATCGGCCGTGCCGGGTACAGCGTGCAGCCGTGCTTCGGGCAGACCGGTTCCACGTCCGTCGGCGTCTCATCGTGATACAGGTGCAACATGGTCAGAACTCCGGGTCGCTTCCGCCGTTGGCCCACGGGTCGGAGGCCGGTGGCTGCGACTGCTGGTATCCGCCCTGCGTCTGCTGCGTGTAGCCGCCCTGCGCGCCGTAACCCTGAGACTGTCCGCCGCCCTTCTGCCGAACGTTGGTGATGGCGACGGCGCTGGCGTTGACGTTGCAGCTCGCGGCCAATTCACCCTGCTTGGTCTGGTAGCCGTTGAACCCGTTGACCTCGCCAACGATGGTCACGTCCACGAACTGGTCTTGATTCTGACGAAGTTGGTTGATCTGGTCGAACACGGGGTTGAGGTTCACGTAACCCGTAGGCCACACCGAATAGTTCTGTTCCGGCTGGCTGACCCAGTTGCCGTTACGGTCACGGTAGCCCGGCGACACAGAGACGCGCAGGAACCGTTTACCGTTCTTCGTCTCCTGCACGCCCCACGCCGTGCCCTGGATGATGATGCTCGTCCTGCCCGCCATGGTCACTCGCCTTCCTTCACGCTGGCCTTCAACTGGCCCAGCACCTTGTCAAGCTCCGCTTCGGTCAGCTCATCGCTTGCCTTCACCTCACGATTCAGAATCTTCGTGATGGTCTCGCACGCCTCCGCGTCCGAAGCCACGCCCAACGCCTGGAAGCGGCGAATCATCTCCGCACGCTTCACATCCACCGGGGAAGGCTCCGCCTCGGGCTGGGTTTCCTGTTGCGGCTGTTCGGACTCGTCCACGCTCACGTCAACCGGCGAATCATCCACCGTCTCGTCGGGCAGGGGGCGGAACAGTCCGGAATAGTCGGGCGTGGTCTCGTCGGAGACGGCCGCGGACTGGGCTTCGACGCTCACCGGGAGCCATTTGAAGCTGCGGCGCACCACCGTCTTCAACGCCATGGCCTCATAGTCGGTGCGCCATGGGCCCTTGTTGCCTGCGGGGCTGCGGCGTTTGACGGCCTCGACTTCTTCCTTGGTCATGTGCACGAACACGCTTCCTGCAGGCAGCAGCTGGGCGTTCACATACACGTCGGTCAGCGTGGCCTCGGTGTGCGGCACGCCACGGGTGGCGCGGAACTTGAAGTGCTGGCCGGTCTCATCCTCCCAGTAATCGAATTCGTCGCCCTGGTACACGGCCTGCGCGTGAATGCTCTTCAACTGGCCGGAACGACGGGCCAACGCGATCATGCCGCGATAGCCGAGCACGAACATGGCCTCCTTCTGGCCGGTGCGCATGTTCTTGTTACCGAATGGCAGGATGTAGGCCATGCCGAGCCCGTTCACGTTCGACGGTTCCAGACCGAGGCTCGTGCAGCGCATGAAGCATGACAACACCGATTCGACCGAGCAGCTGGCCAGCTGGGGTTCGCGGTTGATGGTGCTCACGTACATCTGGTAGAGGCGCTTCTCGCTCATCTCCTGCGGCATGACCGCCGCGATGCGAGGCCAGCTCTTCTCGAGCAGCTGCTTCATCTGGCGCTGCGGGTTCATGGCCTGCATCTGCACGTTCTGCGCCTGTGTCGCTAACTGTCCCATAATCGGTTCTCCTTTACTTGGTTTTCTTCGGTTTGATTTCGCTGAATCGGAAGGTGCGGCCCTCCCATGGTTCGACCACGCGCGTGTAGCCCTTGCGTGAGGAATGCTTGTAGGTGGCCTGCATGTTGCCGCAGCGCACCCCCTCGTGGTCTCCGATATAGGTGAGGATGCAGTCCTTCAGCTCCTCCTTGCGTGTCTTCAGTGCGTTGAGGTCGGCGGCCGCCTGCCTGTAGTCGGCCATGAGCTCGCGCAGATCAGTGCTGTCGCTCATGTCCTCGATGCCCTCCGCGGGCTCCGGGTAGGCTTTCGCCACGTCCGCGCCGGTGAGGGCGGGCATCTCGTCACGGGTGACGAAACCCCAGAAGTCCTCTGCCGCATGGATTACGGCGCTCACATCGTCCTCGTCGCGTTCGAAACGCACCTCCACCGGCTCCGCCTCGCCGATGTCCGCGTAGAAATACCCCCAGCGGAAGCCGGTGACGGCCATGTAATGCGTGACCTGAGCCACGTAGTAGGCGGGGGCGATAAGCTCGCCGGCGTCGTCATGCCAGTCGGTGCGGCCACGGTTCGCGTTCGCCGTCTTGATCTCGAGAATGCCCCACGAATCGCTCTCCTCGTCGTAGACGAAGCCGTCCAGCGAGGCGTGCATCAACGGATGCTGCTTGGATACCAAGGAAATGTCGGTGCCGTCGATGACCTGGTATTCCGGGTGCATTTGGCGGAACCGGCGGCGCAGTTCGACCTCCAAGGCGTTGCCCTTGACGATCGCCCACTTGCCGCTGATATCCTCCGGCTGCTGACGGTTCGTCTTCTCCAACCACAGGTCGTAGGGGGTCGAGTACGGGTTGAGGCCGAGAATCGTGCTCATGTCCGAGCCGCCCACACCCAACGCGCGGAACGCATGCCACGCACTCTCACGCTCCTTCTTCGTGTGCTGGCGGAAACGATGCACGTCGAACAGTCCGGTCGCCTGCGCTGCCATGTCAACGGTCACTCGCTTCATTCCTGCTCCTTAGCTTCGACTTGCTGACGTATTCCACTCGCGCGCTCACCCTGCGCCGTTGCCTGTCGGTGACGACCATGCCCGGCAACGGCATCACGTACAGGTACGGGTTGCCGGTCTGACTGTTCCGGTCGCTGATCAGATCCATAAACTCCACGATCAGTTCGCCCGGCGTCATGCTCATGCCCTCGTCCGTGATCGGGCTCCACAGTTCCACCGTGTCCGTGTCTGTCGTCATCATCCATATCCTCTCGTAGTCCGACGAGCCGCAGCCCGGCCTCGTGGATGCTCAGGCCAATGAGGCTCGCGAGGCTCTGGCGCGTGGGGTGGGCGGTCAGGATGTCCAGATTCTTGAGCAGCTTCCCGGCGACCGCCAGCCACATGTCGTTCGGCAGATCAGTCATACAGGTATTGCTTGTGGGTTCGTTGGTTGCGCTGGTCAAAACGGTTCACCTCCTCGACGCGGAAGCCGAGCACCTGTCCCGTGTCCGGGTCCAATACCGGCACGGGCCCCCAGCCTCGGGTGAGCTTGTTCTGGATGGTTTTCTTCGCCCGCCCGTAGTGTTCGGCGAGCTGGGTCACACTCATGAGATTCGGTGTTTCCGCGCTCATGGGGTTATCCTTTCTGTTGAGAGTTTTTCTTCTCGCCCCCGTGCCAGCGGGGGCTTTCTTTTTTTTTGAACTTGCGTTCGTGGACGGCCACGGAGTCGCACCGTGGTCCCGGTCTTTGCCGCGCACACATGACCTACGCGATCTCGACTGGGGGCAACCTGCACCGCCCGTGACGCCGGCCCGAATAGTAAACGCTGGTAGCAGGCCGACGCCGGTTCAAGAAAACTGACACCGTATCTGTCAGTTGTTTTTTCAGTTATCACGTGGGTTACCGGTTTTCCTTCCGCTTGGCCGGCCGGTTTTCCACGCCGTCCGGCAAGACTGTTATTCGACGCCCGCCTCGCTCAAAACGAGGCACAGGAGTCGCAGGGGAACGCACCCGAAGCCCATGAGCGCGGCCAACCCGTTCTCGATGGGATGCGCGCACCCCATGTGGGTCATCACCCAGCCGAGGCAGACCGCGAACACGAGGGCCCAGAAAACCAGCCGGAACGCGAAACCACGAGACAATTCGTCGGGCCCGGGCCTCCTGTAGCCGCTGGCGTGCTGGCCGTAATCCTTGGTGTTCATTTCGAGTCCTTGAGTGCTTGGTTGATTTCCGCTTTCATGGCCTTCAGGCCGCTCTTGGTGACCCTCTGGATCGTGTGTCCGTCAAGGGTGACGGAGAAGAAGCACGGGTATCCACGGGACTCCAACTCTGGGGTGCGCGCCACCCGGAACTCACGACAGTCGTTACTGGAAAGGACGGCCATCACGCCACCGCCCTATCAGCGAGCGCAGATTTGGCTTCGGCTTTGGCCAAAATCGATGAGGGAAGATCTCCTGCAAGTCGGGCGATTTGAATGAAGTCGCTCAGTCGCATGTCTCCATTGCGGAACTTTTTGCTGACGGATTGGCGACTGACCTGCATTTCGCTTCCGAGTTCAGTGTTGGTAAGTTCTGCAGCAAGTTTTGACCGCCGAAGTTCGGCGACCGCTTCGGCCGCTTCGGCGTTTGCCTGCTGCTTGCTGTAATTACTTA